AATGCAGCTGTGGACAGGTAGCGCATGGGTTGCCGCGTATGTGTCTGGATCAGGTTACCTGGCAGCAGCCAATAACTTGTCAGACGTATCAAGCACTGCAAGCGCCAGGACAAACTTAGGGCTGGCAATTGGCACCAACGTGCAGGCCTATGACGCTGACCTCACCACATTGGGAGCTGGTGGTGGTGGCGCTAGGACATTCCTTGGACTTGCTATTGGCACTGATGTGCAAGCGTACAACGCAAACATAGCAACTACTAACACAGCGCAAACTTTTACAGCCACACAAACATTTAGCGGCACATCATCAGCAACAGCCATTGTTCTGAATGATGTGGCAGAGGTAACAACAGTATCTGCTACAGCGGCAACAGGCACGATTGCATACGATGTCACAACTCAAGCTGTTCTGTATTACACCTCTAACGCAAGTGCTAACTGGACAGTTAACTTCCGTGGCTCTAGCGGTACATCGCTAAATACATTGATGTCCACAGGTCAGTCAATGACTGTGGCTTTCTTGGTGACTCAAGGCTCTACTGCTTACTACAACTCTGCTGTTCAAGTTGATGGCACTGGTACAGGTGTGACTACAAGATGGTTTGGTGGTGCGCCTACTGCGGGTAATGCAAGTGGCATTGATTCGTATCGCTATCTCATTATCAAGACAGGTTCTGCAACATTTACTGTCTTGGCAAGCAACACACAATTTAAGGCCTAAAAAGATGCCATTACAAGGAACTTCTGGTGCGGCTTCTCAAGATGCCTTTGGTGGCAATGGTGTGGCTGTTGTGCCTGCGTATATTGAGGATGTGTTCTCTTGCTTTTTGTATACGGGTAATGGCGCTACACAAACTATCACCAATGGCATTGACTTGTCTACCAATGGTGGCTTAGTTTGGGTTAAAACACGAACAACAAATACTGGTGGAGGAACTTACAACAACAGTAATATTTTGGCTGATTCCGCTAGAACACCATCAAATATATTACGAACAAACGGGACTGAAGCGCAAGATGGTAGCCCGTCTTTTTCATCATTTAATAGCAACGGATTTACACTTGGAACTAGTGCAAATACAAATAACACAGGCGTTAATTCCGTATCATGGACATTCCGCAAGCAGCCTAAGTTTTTTGATGTTGTGACGTATACGGGGAATGGTACGGCAGGACGCACTGTTTCACATAATCTTGGAAGTGTCCCAGGCTGTATTATTGTTAAGTCAACAAGTGCTTCTGGTTTTTGGCGTGTGTATCACAGAAGTATTGGCAATACTGGCGGCCTTTCATTAAGCCAAACAACTAGCACTGCAACAACTGCGTCATATTGGAATAACACTAGCCCAACATCAACTCAGTTTACTCTTGGTGATGCAACTGCTGTTAATGGTAATGGCGACTCTTTTGTAGCCTACCTATTTGCCCATGACGCAGGGGGCTTTGGCCTGACGGGTACGGACAATGTGATTAGCTGTGGGTCTTATACAGGCAATGGTTCTACATCAGGGAATCCAGTCACATTAGGTTTTGAGCCGCAGTGGGTGATGATTAAACAAACAAGCGCCTCTGGAAATAATTGGGTACTGGTTGACACAATGCGAGGTATACCCACGGGCGGCGATGATGCGCTGCTATACCCAAACACATCCGGAGCAGAAGCCTACAATGACAGGTTGTCAGTTACATCTACAGGGTTTTCTTTAAATTCTCTTGGTGGCGACACTAACGCCAACGGCTCAACCTACATCTACATAGCCATCCGCAGAGGCCCGATGAAAGTGCCTACTACGGGTACGAGTGTGTTTAGTCCTAACTCGCAAACCGCAAGCACTGGAACAGCAATAACAACAAATTTCCCACCTGATTTACAGCTATACCGAAGTACCGCTCAAGTAGCAAATGAGGGAGTCGCTGTAGACAGGTTGCGCGGCGTTAACTCGACTACAACGGCAAATTCAACACCTTGGTTAGACACGACTACAGCGGCGGCAGAAGCCACAGCATCAAGCGTGACTAGAAATTGGGGTAATACAGGGTTTGAAATGCCAGGTTTTGTGGCTACTATTCCTAGTGTGTTCTACAGCTTCAGACGAGCCCCATCGTTTATGGATGTGGTTTGCTATACGGGGACGGGTTCTGCAACCACGTTTAGCCATAACTTACAGGCCGTACCTGAGTTAATGATTGTTAAACGTAGAAGTGCCGCTGCGGACTGGTCTGTATATTCTTCTGCGTTGGGCAATAACAAATATTTATCTTTAAACGATACGATTGCATCATCAACAACTGCGACTTATTGGAACAACACAACTCCAACTTCTTCTGTATTTACAGTGGGAGTAGGCGCCCAAACAAATGGCTCTGGGTCAACCTACGTTGCCTACCTTTTTGCAACCTGCGCTGGTGTTTCCAAAGTAGGAAGCTACACAGGTACAGCCACTACAAAGCAAATTGACTGTGGCTTTACAGCAGGGGCGAGGTTTGTACTCATAAAACGCACTGACTCAACAGGGGATTGGTATGTGTGGGACTCGGCTCGGGGCATTGTGGCGGGTAACGACAGTTATCTTTTATTGAATTCAACTGCGGCAGAGGTCACAAGCACAGATTACATTGATACCTATTCTGCTGGTTTTGAAATAAGTAGTACAGCCCCTGCTGCAATAAATGCTAATGGTGGTTCGTTCATCTTTTTTGCGGTGGCCTGATATGACTAAAGACAAGTTCAAACAAGGCTACACACGCAGCAAATCGGATGCTAAACGCCGAGGCATTCAGTTTGAATTCACATTCGATGAATGGAAAAATTGGTGGCTTGAAACTGGAAAATGGGATAAGCGTGGCAGAACTTCTGGTTGTTACCAAATGTGTAGAACCAACGATGTTGGGCCATATGTTTTAGGCAATGTTTATTGCGACACCATTGAGGCAAATAGCCGCCTACCCCATGCTGGCGCTATTCGCCCAACGGAATGGTCTGCAAAGATTGGCGCTTCTTTAAGAGGTAAGCCAAAAACTAAAGAGCATTCCAAGGCTTTGGCTTTGGCAATGCTTGGCAAACAATACAGTACACCTGCTGGTGTGTTTCAAACTTCAGCAGAGTGTGAACAAGCAACTGGTATTAAACGAGCAACAGTTATGTGGCGATGCAAGAACAATTACCAAGGCCACTGGTCTTACGCATAAGGAAACATCATGCAAATACGAACAAATGACGGGCAAGTAATGTACGAGAGTGAATTTCGTGCATACACAAAAGCCAATGGCGGCCCTACTTGGGAGACAACAACAACTGAGGTGCTAGAAGCCTTGGGTGCTGATGTCATCTTTGAAGGCCCACAAGCTACAGGTGGCACTGTCTATCAAACTTCAGTCTATGGCGGAATTGAGCAGATTGAGGGCAAGTGGTACACCAAATGGAGTCTTGGCCCATCGTTCTTTGACACTGAAGATGATGAAGGTAATGTCACCACTGCCGCACAGAATGAAGCTGCTTACAAGGCTGCTAAAGACGCAGAACAAGCCAAATCTGTTCGCACCACAAGGGACAACAAGCTGTCAGAAACTGATTGGCGGTTTCGCAGCGATATGACACCATCACAGGCGTGGAAAGATTACTGCCAAGCCCTGCGGGATGTGCCATCTCAGGCAGGTTTCCCTTGGACTATTACTTGGCCAGAGGCACCATGATGACACCACTTGAAGGAAGACTTGATACGCATGAGCAGGTGTGCGAGTTCCGCTACGACAGCATCAACGCTCGACTCAAACGCATTGAGCAGATCTTGATCGGCTCATGTGCAGCCATCATTGCCATGCTGCTCACGTTGGTGCTGAAGCTGTGAAGTGGATCCAATCAGCATCTGCTTGCTTGCAGCTGGCTTGGTCAAGCAGATCCAAGCTGGGTGTGAGCTTTACAAGCAGGCTAAAGAGTCTTTCGTTGAAATCAAAAGAACTGCTGATGAAGTTATTGCCATTGGCAAAGAGGCACATGGCTTCTGGAATCAGTTACTTGGGTTCTTTGGTAGCAAGCCTAAAGCCCAGGTTGCAAAGTCAAATGGCAAGTCTAAGAAATCTGATTACGTCTCTGTCTCAGAGACTCAAGTCAAAGTTGACATTGTCAAAAACCTCACAGAATTCTTCAGACTCCAAGAACAGTTAGCAGCACACATCAGGGAAGAGGAAGAGAAAAGCAAATCAGTCTACGACCCTGACCAAAACCTGATGGAGTCAGCACTCAAGCGAGTGATGGCCCAGCAAGAGATGGACAACTTGGTTGTACAGATACGAGAGTGCATG